AGCAAACACCAACAGGAACCTCCCCAGCTCCAATAATATCAATATCAGTCCTGCCTAAAATCGCTGCAACTGGGAATCCTGACAGAGCCTTTTCCGCCATCATAGAATAAAAATCTAACTGGGACGCAGTGTAATCGCTAGACGCAACACGAATATCAACTATCAGTGTAACTGTATAAGTGCTAGACGCATTAAGCCATGGTTCCCGGCTCTCAGATGGCGTGGATATAATGATGCCTGGCAGCTCACGCTGTGACAACGAGTCAACCCGGCTGTCGTATACCCATATGCCTAGAGTCTCAAGCCTTCTGCCCGCCTCCTTGCGTATCTGCGTCCTTATGTGCATAACAGCCTCAGCTCTATACGAGTAAAACCAATCTCATCCGGCTGAAGGCTTACTACCTCGTACATCCTGCGCCCGTCCTCCTGCTCCTCCACCAAGTCACGCTTGCATACATCCACGACAAGACCGGATTTGCAGATAAAAACCGGATTAGCAGACTCCACCAGGTCGGATTCCATGTAAAAATTGTCGAAGATGCCGGGAACGGGGGCATCATTGATCAGCATGATCTTATTGCTCAGCTGCTCCATAACAAGCTCATTCCCGGCAATCTCCAATTCTCTAAACATTAGGTGCCAGCTGGTACGGTAGCGCCGAGCTTGATCTTAACCGTAGTGTCTGCAGACAGTGCCGCCACAACACACGTGCCGACATTAACTTTTGCTGTAGCCGTTTTGTCCACGTTCTTGGTCGACACATTCCAAAAAACCCGGTCGCCGACATTAATAACTAGCGGGGCAACTTTCGCAATATCGACCACGCCTTCGGTCAAAAATTCTCCTGCCGTTCCGCTTGCCACATCATTGGTCGCAACTCCGAACAAGTTACCGGCGATGAATCCAACACCGCTAGCGATATCTGCTCCCGGGGTCATTGTGATAGTCTTTCCGGGTTGAATATAATTTAACATTGTTTACGCTCCTACGTTTTTGTACATACCACGGGGATCAATAGCTTTTGCGCCGAAGTCCAATCTGGCTTTAAACTCTACGCCATCCACATCAAACCCAACTCTAGACTCTAGATACACACCAGAATTGCCGGATAGATATGCATATTCCACGGTATCTATCATGCTGGAGTCCGCGATGAGATACCACGACTTGTCATTAGCGATGTCAAGGCGCGGCTCAACAACCACTCTTAGCCCTCCAAATTGGTTCTGGTCCGCTTGAGTAGCGGCCACATAGTTGTTGCTCACCATGTTGTTTGCTACGGTCTCTAAGGCTGCGGGCACGAGCAAGATTGCGGGGCTGAGATTAAGCACGGTACCCTGTGGAGCGGTCTGCTTACGCATCATCGCGCGGGCGACCCCAAGGCTAGCTTGACTAATAACTGTCCCCGAGCTTGTCAGGTTTTTGTGATCGGCGTGGAAAATCCCCTTGCCATCCGCCATAAGAGCATTGCTGGTTATGATGTCATACACAGCATCACTCTCAGACTGCGCTCCGGACGCTGCAAAGATTTGCGGGATACGTGTAAACGCCTGCAAATCATCATTTATAATGGCTTGCCGGGTGATTGCTAAGATCTTACCTACGGTCACCAAGCGATAGGATTCTGCGCCGTCTGTTAATGTGCCGCGCTTGAATTCTCCTCCCTCGTTAACCTTCTCAAGTTTTGGCCCATCAGACAACTGCGCGCGAGTAACTTCGCGGAAGTCATTGATAGATTCTTGTCTGGCCCAGCTAGTAAATGTACGTGGAGCCGCCTCATATCCTTTGCGCAAAAATTTGTTAGCGATATTAGACAAGATGTTTACAAAATCAGACGTGCCCATCATGGAACGCGATCCGGTAAAGGCGGCGCCTGCGAGCTGCAACTTGTCCATCCCCCTGGTGTTAACGCCTTCGGACTCAAGGATCGACCTGGCTATCTCTGTAAGCGAGTACCCCATATAACTACGCGCCCCATCATCTAGCTTAAAACTGCTGGATGCTCTATGCAGCAGCGCATTTTCGATCAACAGGTTGCGCGTTTCTGTTTCATCGCGCAGTGTTTCGATTGGTGGCACCGATGGCTTGCCTTGCTTTTCAGCAATGCGCTCAATCGCAATTGCACGAGCGGCATCGATAGATAGCCCATCCTCTATAGACTTATCGCAAAACTCTTGTCCAAGATCAAGCGTGCGGCTGAGTGTGATTATATCGTTAATGCGTTTGCGCTCTGCGCCGGTGGCTTCAGCTCGCAGCGCCTTGGTATCGACTGGCGCTATTGCTGGAGATGGTGCTGCTCTGTTTTCAATTGTTCCGCCGTCATGTTCTGCAGCGGCTGCTTCTGGTTTTTTCGTAGTCATAGTTACCTCATCTAAATTTAAATTTCTTCCAATCCCGACTGTTGCATCCGCTGGCACGTCGGCCAGTGTTACCTCAAGCGGTTCCCACTTTGTAACCCTGTAAGTTGGCGGCCCGTCTGGCGACTCCTTAACCAACGTGCGCTCAAGTATTCGATATCCAACTGAAACATTTGGCAGGATGCCATCTTTGATATCGGTCAGTATCCCCGACACATCATCTCTACGTGACATCTTTACATCAACCACGCCTCGTCCGTTCTCGATGCGCGCTCCAGTGGTGACTCCTACCGAGTTAATGCGGCTCACATCAATACTGTGGTTGAGCAGCACAGGCGCCCCGCTGTTTAATCTTGACAGGTCAACCTCTGCATCTCCATGTCCTAAAACCTCTATCCACCGCTCATCGGTCCAGAAATCATACCGCTCTACCGGGGATTCGGACGAAAAGGAAAACGAGAAAGTCATGTTCTCCCCTTCTGCTCGCGCCGACTCATCCGTACGCACCAGGCTGGCCGACCTGGTCATTAGGTTATCCTTCATGCCATCATTCGTCTTTTTTGTCATCTTCATTTTCCTCGTCTGCTTTGTCTGCTTCTTCGTCCGGCGCGTCATCTTCTGGCTGTGCTTCTGCGGTCGTTGGCGCTGGCGCTTGCCCCGGGTATGGTATACCTGCGGCTCTAAACCTTGCCACGTCCTCCATCAGTTCGGCAAAAACAGCATCGGGATCTTCGCCGCGGGTCCTCACAGCCTTAGACCAAGACTTCAGCCCGGACGCGATCTCGACCTGCTCAAAATCTCCGTCCTTCTTCGGATCGTCCATCTCTATTTTCGGCGTGGTCCACGATACTGCAATATCGGCCTTGACGATTGGCGTCATGCTCTTGATCCATGCGGCCACGACGCGCTCCAGGAAACAAGGTATAAAACATAACCACTGGTACTGCTCTGCGGTCCTCCTGAATTCAGACATGCCTTTACGGATGGAGGAGTAATTTACCTTTGCAAGGTCGCCAGTCATCATCTCATAGGTGACGCCATACCCTGCGGCTATATCGTGCTTTTTGCGGGCCACAAACTCACCGTCATTGCTGGCGGTAGGGTTGTTAAATTTTACGTCCTGCCCATCGCGCAGATACTTGACCATCGCTGGCGCCATCTCCTCATTGCCTGCGCCGTCGTCCTTGCCCAGCTTTAGATCGTCGTCGTCTGGCTGGTCGGTAGTGACAAAGGCAACAATATTGGCCTCTGCGATTTTACGGTCAAGTGTAGCCCCGTCATAGTCTCCAAGATCTCGCGCGTCCATCATGGAGGCCGCCGTATGTGGCACCCCTCTGGTCTGGCCGGGCATTGTCTTTTCAAAAAAATGGATAATCTCATCAGCTGGAACGCGGATTGATTTGCGTGAGCCAAAGAAATTATCGTTAGGGTGGCTTTGGTATATCCAGTATGCGACGCGCTGCCCAGCCGCGCTGTATTCTATCCCACCAGATATGTAGGCGCCTGACTTATCCGGGTTTTTGTTGAGCGTGTCGTCCAAGTAATCTGGGGCGAGAGCCTGCAGCCGCAATGGGTTCACAGGATCATTAACAATAATCAAGCGTACGAGGCACTCCCCGGTTGTCCACTCGGTCTTGGCAATCAGCAATTGCAGCCCGTAAAAGTCCAGATCCTGGTCAAAATCACAGACTTTTGTCCATGCATCGAATGCTTTTTGTGCTCTTTTATTGCCAAAATCAGCAACAATACCCGTGCCGATTATATGACTGCCCCACGAGGACAATGCTTTTTTAGTGTTGCTGTCGTTGCGTACAAGATCAGACGATCGAGCCCTTATGCGCGACAGCGACGGCTTGATCTGCGAATCAGCAGACCCATTTACCGGAGTCCAGTTGCCAGCCTTGCGGCCCAGCTGCGCTGCATCATATGATCTACGTGCCACGGCGAGCCCTGGAGATATACCCTGTGTTTGAGCGTTTGGGCGCGGTCTCTAGTACTGCTAATTCGCGAGCTTTGATAAGGTCTGCAGTGCTCCTATAGGTAATAGTACGCCCACCATAGCTAACGCTAAGCACGCCCGATACTATCGCCTTGTCTAGTGCATCAATAGCCGCCTGATCAAATGCCACGTCTGCCCCTCCGCTCTCTTGCTGCTTCGCGCAGTCTTGCGCGCTTATCCTCTAACATATTACCATTATCTGATGCGGTTCGCGCTTGTTTATTAACAGTAACTGCACTGTCCTGGTAGTCCGGCATTGCCTTTGACCATTCTTTCTCTGTTTTTCTGTGTAGTCTTAGGGTTGCGTGGTAGGTTGCCACGCATGCATATACCAGCGTGTCCAGTGGCTCGTTCCGTATTCCGGGCTTTGGTATGTACGCTTTCTTCTTATAGTCGTACACCTCCGACAGCACTCCGTGGTAATACTCATCCGGCAGGCCTGCGCAAAATTCTATCATGTGCTCCTCGCGGCCTGCGTCTCCGGACAGCTTGGCGAATATCATATCTTTTAGCGTATTGGTGCCAACCTGATACGCCACAACGCTACGCTTATCAACCGCTCCCTTCCAGGTAACGTCAAGCTTGGATCCGCGAGATAACGCTGGAGCAGTGCGAGTACTTGATCCTCGTATTGGGATGGCATTTGCTATGCGCTTACTGCGGCAAAAGTTTTTAACGGCCTCTCCTCTATGCCCTCCATAATCAATAGCTGTAACAGCGATGCGCAGATATTGATCATCAAATGATGTAACTCCATGGTTGATGTACTCTGTCAGCTGATCCCACACCTCGCGCTCTTGAGGGTCCCCCATGAATTCTATGTAGTCCAGCACCCACGCTCGGCAATCTATCCCCCACCCAACAAGCTGGACAGCCAGCCGGTTGTCTTGAGTATCAACTCCAGCAGTGACAAACAACACGCCGTCCGGTGCGGTTCTAATAGGATAACTAAGCGCCCGGTCCATAAGATCCTGGTGCTGTGCAACTACCTTGGTTCGCGCCCACGACCTAGCCAACCTGGTGTTGTAGAATACCACCATCTGGTCATCAAGCGAGCGCATCTCCATATCCTGGTGAGCCTCGGCATATTGCGCGTGTAAGTCGTACCATGGCAGCCATCCATGCGGTTGATACATGGCGCTTATATGATAACTTTCCGTCGTGGACTCTTGCACGGCATCAGACCATAATCCTTTGGCAAACATTTTGCCTTTGTCGTGGTCGAAATGTAGCGATCCGCACGCTTCGCATGGATACGCTGCAGCCCTGTCCTCTATAACGGTAAGGCGCTCAAACAGAAGCTCTTGTGCGTGCCCACAATGAACGCATTCGGCCAGCGCTCGTCTTTGCGTGCCCTCATAATACAGTCGCTCTATGCGGCTCTCATCTTTAATCGTAGGGCTTGAATAGTAATAGCTCTTGGCCTTTTCTCCGTGCGTGGTCTGTCTGCCCTCTGCCAGCTTTACCGGATCCCCTTCTCCGTCCACTGACAGCTCGGCTCTGTCGATCTCATCAAAGCTCACAAAGCGCGCAGGCACCTCCGCCAAGTTAGCAGCGCTCCCAGCTGTGGCTATATACAGAGTGCCGCCGTCAAACATTTTGATATCTTGGCTATTGGTGGCAAGCCTGCTCCCTGGTGGAGCAACCCGGCGAGTTATAACATCAACAGCGGCAACGGTCTTATCGATCCTTTGGGCGATGCGCTTCTGCAACTTACCTGTTGGCATCAGCCATAATAGATTACTTGGATGCTGATGTACGATATAGCAGAACCAATTAAGGGCGATTTGCGTTTTAAGCATCTGTGATGCTGCCATGAGCACAACCCGCCTAGATGGATGGCGCACAGATAGCGATTGCATTATATGGCGGGCGTGTGGGGTGCGCGCAGTGCTGTACTTTCCGTACTCGCTGGCCCCCGACGACCGCGGGATAACCATGTAACGATCCGACCAAGCGTCAAGCGGCAGGGAAGGGTCTGGGAGGAGTCCTTCGGCAATGGCTTTAAGGAAAGTGTCTCCGCCGTCCAGGCTATGAAGCGTGGACGAATGGGCAATCTTGGTAATTAGGCGCACGAGTTTATATAGTCCTCAAGTCTCTGGTTTAATTCGTCTAGCAACAGGTCCTCTATCTCTCGTGGATTGGTCAAGGATGATAGCTGCGGGGAAAGCTGTTTACACATTGAGTGCAAAGAGTCCCTGAGCTTGCGGGATGACTCGAAGGCGGCTTTGTGTACATCGTCCCGGACAACCACATTCCCGCGCACAAGATCAAGCTCCATCTGATCACGGTCAGCAAGTATGCGTTCACGGCGAGCCTTCTCCTTGACAAGCTCATACCCGTGGTCTATGTACTGGTCGTCTGGGTTTGACATTGTGTATTTTTATAGTGATGCTCCGTTGAGGCTTGCGGGCTGCATGGT